GTTTGTTTAACTTCTCGTATTCTAGGATAAGTTTTTTTACGCCTTGATAAGAGTAAATATGTCCAAGTTTACGCATTCTTTCGATTAAATCTGTTATTTGTTTTTCTTTCATCTTACACCTCCTCCATCTCAATCCCTTCACAAGAGAAGACCCATCCGAAGCCAGCTTCTTCTAGTTCTTTGCGGGTGTGGTGCAAGCGAAATTCTTCGCACTCTTCGAAATTGCTTAGCATCCACGTATGGCCAAATCTAAATGTCAAATATGTATTCTCTTCGGACATACCTTTTACCTTAACCAGATACCGCTTCTCTTCCTCGACTTCATAGCCGTCAAGCCAAGCTCGGGCGAAGAGGTCTCTGTTAGATTTCTTGTTGTACCATTCTGTGAATTCCTTAGTTCCGTTGCCCCAAGTATAGTGAAGCGCATCTTCTAGTTCTGGGCTTTGTTCTCTTGCTCCTTCAATCACATCCGCCACACACTGCGGAACTTTAACTTTTTCACGTTCAGCCATACCTTCAAGTTTTCCTTGTTCGTAACCCTCACGCCATTTCGCATGACTAAAATCCTGTTTAAATTCACTCATGATAACTTTCAACCAAACCTCTCTGTTATGCAATGGCAATTCTCGCAATCGTGCTAGTATGTTCTTGAGATAGCGTGGAGCTTCGTCTGCATGACCTGTTTCTGGTTCGTCTAGTTGTTCGATTAATGCAATTGCACTTTCGGTCGGAATGCCTTTGATTTCAGCACCAAATATACTCAAATTGTAAATCCCAACTTCTCTAAACTCTTTAATCAATTCCTGCTTATTCATCTTCCAACTCCTTAACTCACCTTGTGGCTTTCCAAATTTCCAAATTCTTGACCATGGTTTACAAAATATGAACCAATCAGGATAGCGTCAGCCTCGTCGTCTTTGACGTTCAGGTCGAATTCATCAGACACCTTAGCAACTGCCTGCAGCTTCATCGATTTTTTGCTACGGTCTTTGTAACTAAACTGCCAATACTTGCGCCAGGTCGAAACATTCACGAAGTACACATTGTCAGCAATCAGTCGGCCAAGAATGATACCTGTCACAATTCCAATACTGATCATAGATTGCTGATTTGGCCCCATGACTGAGTTCTTCTCGACCACAATCGATTCAAAATGGCAGTCGTACTTATGGAGCGCTCTCGATTGAACTGCTCGCAGTTCGCTAGCCATGAAGCGCCCACGTTCAAAGAATGATTTGCTTTTATGTTTTAAGACACCACTCTGGACAAGGTCAGAGCCGTGAAACACGGCCCATCCTGTCGCAGTAGTTGAAATGTCTAACGATAATGTCAGAAATTTCATTGCAGTTCTCCCTTGAATCCACAGAGATCAAATAGGTTTCGTTTATTACTCTCAATAAACTCAAAGAACTTCTGAAGTTCGGCCAAGTGACGCTTTTCTCTCTTGATTCCAAGGCTCGTATGATACTCTGTCGGCATTTTCGGTGTCGCCTTAATATCTAACCAGTAGAGAGGCTCAAACACGTCGCCACTTGTATCAAGAGAAGCATCTGCATCTGTATTTCTAAAATGCATCTGCATATCATATTCAATTTTATTGGTGATCGTGATGGTCTTGTCCACGATTTCAAGTGTGATATCTGTTCCTGGTATATCGATTTTGTTTAGCATTTATTTTCTCCAAAAAAATGCGACTGCCTTTGTGATAATTGGCTAAATACGGGCAGTCGCTCGTCCAAGGTCACATGACCTTTACTGACGTTTTCTAGTTCGCAGTTTTACAAGAATGCACGGCTTGTTGGTTTTTGAGTTGTTTCCAAAATGGAAATAGTTGGTTTTTCAAACTTAATAATCACTTTCAATCAAATCATTCAAGCTAACTACTGCATTCAGCTTTTTCTGGCTTCTACAATAATCGCAATGACTACATTTTTTAGGTTCTTTCCGACCTTGAATAACATCCCAAACTTCTACAATTTCAGACTTGATTTTGTCTAAACCTTCTTCAAGCCATTCATCGTCAATTTTCAAAATGTCACGATCTGGCACGTTTTCCTTACTGACCGCTACAATGTATGGTCTAAAATCCTTACCAGTCATCTGTTTCAGCAATTCACGATATAAACCAAGTTGTCCATGATATCCAAAGTTAAGAATATTATTAACTGCTGCAGGAACTTTCTTTTTAAGTTCTGCGCTCCATTCTTCAGCGTAGATGGACTTCATGGTTTTCAAATCCACGAAATAACCACGGCTTAGATTCACGCTATCCAGCTTTCCTTTGACTGGTACACCCTTGATTTCGCCATAGACGATCAACTCTTTTTGAACTTCATCCGATGGATAACCGTGATACAAATGATTAAATCCATCGTCATCCTTTAAACTTGCAATCATCTTATCGCCAATCACAAAGTCAGATTTTAGGTTTCCTTTATTCTTGCCAGTCTTGGCCAGGAGTTTGTCACCATTTTCATCCATGAACTGCTGATGTGCTTCTGGGCTTTCAAAGTAACTGTGAACATAATTTCCGAGTAGGAGAGGGGTTTCATCCCTCTCTTCTACCCATTGGCCACTATCAAGGGCAAATGCCTTCGCTTGGCATTGCTGATACCTCTTAAGGCGTGAGTTGGTCAACCAGTTTGTGTCCTGGTAGTAGTTCTCTTGTGTTAGTTCTTCCATAGCCTACTCCTTAATGTTGGTCGTGTTTCCCTCAAAGAAACTAATCTCTTCCAAAACTTCACCCGTTTCTTCGTCAAAATCTGGAATTTCATCTGCTGGGTATTCTGTAGAGGTTAATTCGTCAGGATTTGCCGTTTTTTCAGCCGTTTTTGGGGTTGTTTTGGTTTCTTCGGTAAATTCTCCATCTACAACGTTCTCGCTCTCTGTGGGCGTGCTAGGAGCTTTTAAAATATCATCTAATGTTTCAACTTCTTCTCTCACTGGTTCAGCTTCTTTCACTTGGCGCTCGTTATCATACTCATTTTCTGTAGTACGGTTCACAGCATCAATAAATAAGTCATTATCATCACTGGTATTAAAGAACTGTTTAGCCGCACGATTGATAACTGTGCGCTTAGCCATTTCTTGAGGAAAATTATTCTGAACATTCTTTGTTTTTGCTTGTGCCCAAGACTTGTCAATTTCTTTTTTGGTCATAACAGTCAGGATTTTCTCCCCATCCTCTTTTTCGATAATACAATAAGCTCCTGCGATTGGATTGTCTGCATTAACCCAATCCGTTTCATGGCTAACAAAAACTTTCCGGCCATTTTCGTTCTTAATTTGGAATTTGTCGCCCTCATAGATAACTTCTGCATAAATATCTTTCACTTCTGGTAATTGCTTAACAACTTTCATAGTACCAAAATATGACCTAGTCAACTTAACAGTATTTCCGTAAGGGATAAAATAGCACTGAGTCTTTGCCGGGCTAAGCCCTTGAGTTACCATGTCAAGGAGTGCATTGTAGATACTATCTTGAGTGCACATCTGGAGCAAATTCCCACTGCTGGAATTTTTTAGAGCATAATATGCTGAACTAAGTGCATTGCTAACGCTATAATTCTGTGCAATCATTAGCCCCTCGTTTTGCATTTCTCCAATGCGTGCTGCAACTGGTGATGTAATTTGTTTTTGTGTTAGTTCGTTTGTCATTTTCTTCTTCCTTTCGTCTTCTTCAAATTCCAATTCTCACGCTTTAAGCGCTTGTTTTCATTTTGTAATTTCAAAATAATATCCTGTTGGTCGTTGATGATTTCTCCGAGTTCTCGGCCAAGATGCATATATTCAGCTCTCCAGTTGTCGATTTCTTCGTGTAGCTCCTGAATCATACTTCATCACCCACATATCGATACTGTCCACATCCAACATAGACGTACTCGCTTGGGTCAAGTTCTTCTCGTTCTTCAGGTGGTTGCATTATATCTCTGTCGTAATCAAACATGCGCATACACCTTTCCAAGTTCCAGCACTCGCTTCACATATCTGGCCTTTGACGTTAACCCAAGGTCCAGCAATTCGTTTTTTTCTTCATGATTGGCCAAAAGCCATACACGGTTTTCAAGTTCAATTCTAGTCATCAGCGTCTCCTTTGCTCTATCCCAAATACTTTGCATGGCGTGCTCTTCGTGGTTCTGGCAAAGCTAACGGCTCAGGACGCAAGCCTACAGGCGGTTCATTGTCGTATGTGAAGCCCTTGAACTCTCTACGGATATTCTTGCGGATTTCTTGACGCTGTGCCTCTCTACCACGTTCGTATGCATGGTTGTACCCTTGGATAATCATAGACGCAAATTCTTGCTCTTCTCGTCTCTCCTCTTCCTTCTGGCGGATTTTCTCCTCTTCCTGCTTATCCATCTGATGAGCTAGAAGCCCTGCACCGATAAATCCTAAAATCACTGCTCCAGTTCCTAATAATTGGCTAACTAATGGTGGTTCAAACATGTTTCTCTCTCCTATATTCCTAATTGTTTTTCTTTCTTGATATTCTCAAGCATTTCAGCTAAAGTTTCTTTCTTCGTACGATAGCGATTACGACTTTTCCATTTGACGAACATGCGAAATCCTTCGTAGTCGATAAATACAATCTTATGAGTTGGGTTATCAATGAACTGCTTGAAGTCTGGATGTTCTCGCATTTCACCTGCCCAGACTTTTGCAGTCCCTGGAGTCAACCCTTCCCACCTCTGACAAAGATGTTTGTAATCACCATGCGTGGCTTTTTCGTCCACATCAACTGGCTTATAAGTAATTTCTGTTTTAGGCATGGCAATTTCCTCTCTTTCGTGTTATAATTCAATTAGTAATTTTAGTATGCGCCTGATTGCCGTCAGGTGCTTTTTGTTTTATCTTAATTCATCTATGCTGATACCTAACGCATCAGCAATTTTGCATATATTAGGCCATGAAAGGTATTTTACCTTTCCGCTTTTCAGGTCAGAAAAGAAGCTTCGATTAACCCCAGCCATCTTAGATAATTGATGTCCATTCAAATTTCTTTCCTGCATTATTCTACTTAATTGTTCCCACATGTCAAACCTCCAAAACACTATATGTTGTTTAACACATATATATGATTAACAACATGTTGTGCTTTTCTGCTATCTATGTTATAATCATTCTTGACTAAGACCTCTCACCGTTTTAGTCAAAAATTCAACAGAAAGGAGATGATAGTATGGTAAATACTCCAATAAAACCTGGAACAGATAATCAGGAACCTGGTCGCTATGTAGAGGTAGGGCCTCGTGGCGGAAAAGTTACTAATGGTCATACTGCAACTATCGGAAAAGGTGATCGGCTCCCTCCGACATCTGCTAAAGGTAACGGCTGGAAAAAAGTCTAATCTTCGTTTGCGTACAATCGTTCAATGGTTGTACGCTTTTTCCATACACAAAAGCACATTCCAAAAATATTGATTTGAATCCATGCTTCGGCGTAATCTTTCCCATTGCTGGCATAATGAGTTATATAATGGTGAATCATTTTATTCCTTCCTCCTAAAGGCTAGTCATAATTTGGTCTTAGCCTTACAACATA